GGTGAGATAATGGAAATACAAGGACTAGTTATTGCGCTACCAAAAGCTCCTAAAGAAATATACAAAGATCCGAAGAACAAATGGGTGAAATTCGAGTATCCCAAGGAGTTGCAAAGAATTAAAAATATATTCGATTGGAGAAACTATCCGGAAAGCAGTAAAGAAAAATGGTACGATTATATAGATGAGGAATTCACTAGAAGGGAGGAGGGATTCTGGTTCACAAATAATGGTAAACCAACCTGGATAACAGGTACGCAATACATGTACTTGCAATGGAGTAAAATTGATGTAGGTGCTCCGGATTTTAGAGAGGCAAACAGATTATTTTATATATTTTGGGAGGCTTGGAAAGCAGATAAAAGATGTTACGGGATGTGCTACCTTAAAAATAGACGTTCTGGATTTTCTTTCATGTCATCAGCGGAAACGGTTAATTTAGCCACTCTTGCGAGTGATAGTAGATTTGGTATATTATCTAAAACTGGATCAGATGCAAAGAAGATGTTTACGGACAAAGTGGTTCCTATATCGATTAACTATCCATTCTTTTTTAAACCTGTACAAGATGGTATGGATCGCCCTAAGTCCGAGCTTGCTTATCGTGTACCTGCTAGTAAGTTTACACGAAAGAAGATGTCAGCTACAGATGGGTTGGAGGAGATCGAGGGTTTGGACACAACAATTGACTGGAAAAACACTGGAGACAATAGTTATGATGGTGAGAAACTAGCTTTGTTAGTTCATGATGAATCTGGTAAATGGGAGAGACCTGATAATATTTTAAATAACTGGAGGGTTACAAAAACATGTTTACGATTAGGTAGTAGAATTATTGGTAAATGTATGATGGGATCAACCTCAAACGCATTAGATAAAGGTGGAGAAAATTTTAAAAAACTATACAACTCATCGGATGTCACAAAGCGAAATAGAAATGGTCAGACAAAGTCTGGCTTATACTCTTTGTTCATCCCAATGGAATGGAACTACGAAGGATTTATTGACGAGTATGGAATTCCAGTCTTTACTACTCCTGATATCGATAGACTCACACCAGATGGTGAATTAATAGATGTAGGTGTAATAGATAACTGGCAAAACGAAGTTGATGGCTTAAAAGATGATCAAGACGCTTTAAACGAATTTTACCGCCAGTTTCCAAGAACAACTGAACACGCGTTTAGAGATGAGACTAAAAATAGTATATTTAACTTGGTTAAATTATACGAGCAGATAGATTACAACGAAGAGATGACTAGAACCCTAGGAATTACAACAGGTAATTTTCAATGGGTTAACGGTATAAAAGATTCACAAGTAATATTCTATCCAGATCCAAAGGGTAGGTTTAAAGTAAGTTGGGTACCACCATCTCAAATACAAAACAGAGTGGTACTTAAAAACGGTATTAAATACCCTGGTAACGAACATATGGGTGCTTTCGGTTGTGACAGTTACGATATATCAGGTACGGTAGATGGAGTTGGATCGAAAGGAGCTTTACACGGGTTAACAAGGTTCAGTATGGAAGACGCTCCAGCTAATAGTTTCTTTTTAGAATACTTGTCAAGACCACCAACAGCTGAGATGTTCTTTGAGGACGTTCTAATGGCTTTAGTATTTTACGGGATGCCTATACTCGCAGAGAACAATAAACCTCGTCTCTTGTATTACCTGAGGCGTAGAGGATATAGAGGGTTTAGTATGAATAGACCTGATAAGATATGGAACAAATTATCTGTTGCAGAAAAAGAGGTTGGTGGAATACCCAATTCCTCAGAAGACATTAAACAAGCTCACGCTGCGGCAATCGAGATGTATATACAAGATCACGTTGGAATGAAACAAGATGGGACATTTGGCGATTTGTATTTCAACGAGTTATTAAATGACTGGTGCAAGTTTGATATAAACAAAAGAACAAAGCATGATGCGTCGATAAGTTCTGGTTTAGCTATTATGGCTAATAACAGACACTTATACAGACCAAATGCTAAGGTTGAAAAACAACCACTAAACATAAACATTTCCAAGTATAGTAATACTGGGAGTAATTCACAAATAATCAAATAATAAATATGGCAGAGTCTGGCATTAAAAGTTATTTCCCGAGTCAAACAGTTAGTGACGCTGAAAAGCTAAGCTACGACTATGGCTTGAAAGTAGGTAAGGCAATAGAACAAGAGTGGTTCAACAATGATAGAGGTTCTAATAGGTACAGAGCTAATAGCAATGATTTTCACAACTTAAGATTGTACGCTAGAGGTGAGCAGTCTATACAAAAATACAAGGATGAGTTATCTATAAATGGTGATTTGTCCTATTTAAATTTAGACTGGAAACCAGTTCCAATTATTTCTAAGTTTGTAGATATTGTTGTAAATGGCATGTCTGATAGGTTATACGATATAAAGGCCTACTCACAAGATCCCTTTGGTTTAAAGGAAAGAACAGAGTACGGTAGAGCTATAATGTCTGATATCAAAATGAAGGGTTTTAACGAGTTTGCAACTCAGTTTGGTATGGATTTAACAGAAAGTAATATTGATGAGTTACCAGAATCAATTGAGGAAGGAGAGCTTTACATGCAGCTGACTTATAAGCAGGCTGTAGAGATAGCTGAGGAGCAAGCGCTAAACGTTTTGTTCGAGGGCAATAACTATGACTTGATAAAAAAGAGGTTTTATTACGATTTAACAGTCTTAGGTTTGGGAGCTGTAAAAACAAGTTTTAACACATCAGAAGGGGTTACTATAGACTATGTTGACCCAGCTAACTTGGTTTACTCTTATACTGACTCTCCTTATTTTGAAGATATATATTACGTTGGAGAAGTAAAGACAATTCCAGTCAACGAGTTAGCAAAGCAATTTCCACATTTATCTGAGAGCGATCTTGAGGATATAATGAAGAACAAATCCACTAATAGATCTAACTACAACTCAAGACATAATCACGATAAAGAAGATACTAATACTATTCAAGTTTTATACTTTAACTACAAAACCTATATGAACGAGGTTTACAAAGTTAAGCAAATGGCTACTGGTGCTGAAAAAATTATACCTAAAAACGACTCGTTTAACCCGCCGGAAGAAAAAGAGGGGGTATATAGTAGAATGCTAAGATCGATTGAGTGTCTTTATGAGGGGGCTATGATTTTAGGTACAGAAAGACTACTTAAATGGGAGATGGCTAAAAACATGATGCGTCCTAAAAGTGATTTTACAAAGGTTAAAATGAACTACAGCATTGTAGCTCCTAGAATGTATAATGGTAAAATTGATTCATTAGTAAAAAGAATTACTGGATTTGCTGACATGATACAGCTTACGCATTTAAAGCTACAACAAGTAATGTCAAGAATGGTTCCAGATGGAGTGTACTTAGATGCTGATGGTTTAGCTGAGGTTGACCTAGGTAATGGGACGAACTACAATCCACAAGAGGCTTTAAACATGTTCTTCCAAACAGGTAGTGTTATAGGTAGGAGTTTTACTTCTGATGGTGATATGAATCCAGGTAAAATACCTATTCAAGAAATAACATCAGGATCTGGTGGGAATAAAATGCAAGCTCTTATTGGTAATTACAATTACTATTTACAAATGATAAGAGATGTAACTGGTCTTAATGAAGCTAGAGACGGTAGCACTCCAGATGCAAACGCTTTAGTGGGTGTTCAAAAATTAGCAGCAGCAAACTCTAACACTGCTACTAAACACATACTGCAAGCCGGGTTGTTTTTAACAGCTGAGACAGCGGAATGTTTGTCGCTTAGAATATCTGATATTATAGAGTACTCACCAACTAAAGATGCTTTCGTACAGGCTATAGGTATGCATAATGTAGCGACGTTAGAAGAAATAAAAAATTTACATCTATATGATTTTGGTATATTTATTGATTTAACACCTGACGAAGAGGAAAAAGCGAAGCTAGAAAACAATATCCAAATGGCGTTGCAGCAAAAACTTATAAACCTTGAGGATGCTATAGATCTTAGAGAAATTAAAAACATAAAGCTAGCAAATCAACTGTTAAAAATAAGAAGAGGCAAGAAGGAAGAAAGAGACAGAGAGTTGCAGTTGGAAAATATAGAGGCTCAAACACAATCTAACACTCAAGCTGCTCAAGCTGCAGCACAGGCTGAAATGCAGAAAAACAAAGCTATGCTTGATAATCAAGGTGAGTTGGAACAATTAAAAGCTCAAATAGCATCTCAGAAAATGCAACATGAGATGGAACTCAAGAAAGAGTTAATGGCTTTAGAGTTTCAATACAACATGCAACTTAAAGGGGTTGAGGTTGATAATGTAAAAAACAGAGAAAAGCAAAAAGAGGATCGTAAAGACGAGAGAACAAAGATACAAGCAACTCAACAATCTGAGTTGATAGATCAAAGAAACAATCAAAAACCACCTAAAAACTTTGAGTCCGCAGGTAATGATATACTAGGTGGGGGATTTGATTTAGGTTCTTTTGATCCTAGTTAGAATTTATTAATTATTATTATATTATATTATGGCAAAAAAAGAAGAGCCAATCGCTGATAGCGAAACTGGCAAAATTAAAGTAAAGAAAAAAGAAGCAAAACAACCAAGTAGTAACGAGACAAAGAGTAACGTTACCAAGGTTGCGGTAAAAATGAAGAAACCAGCTGAAGTTGTTGAGCAAACAGTTACAAAGGTTGATTTAAACAATCTACCAGCAGAAAAACCAGTTGAAGAGGTTGAGCCTGAGACTGATGTACAAGAGGTGGAAAAGCAAGAAACACCCGCTTTAGAGGATATCACCGATGAAGTTGCGGAGCAACCAGAGGAAATAGTTACCGAGGCTATAGAGGAATCAATAAAAACCGGTGAACCGTTACCAGATAATATCCAAAAGTTAATGGAATTCATGGATGATACTGGTGGGGATTTGAACGACTATGTTAAGCTTAATCGAGATTATAGTGAAATGGATAATCAAGATTTACTATATGAGTACTACAAGCAGACAAAACCTCATTTAAATAACGAAGAAATTAACTTCCTTATGGAAGACAATTTCTCATTCGACGAAGATATAGACGACGATAGAGAAATACGTAGAAAGAAATTAGCGCTTAAAGAGCAAGTTGCCAGCGCTAAAAGCCACTTAGACGGGCAAAAGTCTAAATACTATAACGAGATCAAAGCTGGAAGCAAACTTACGGGTGAGCAACAAAAAGCAATTGATTTCTTTAATAGGTATAACAAGGAGTCAGAAGCAACTCAAAAAACAGTTAAAACAAACTCTGATATTTTTACACAGAAAACAAATAATGTTTTCAACGACAAGTTCAAAGGTTTTGAATATAACGTCGGTGATAAGAAATACAGGTTTAACGTAAACAACACTGAAGAGGTTAGAGACACTCAAAGCGATATAAGCAATTTCACTAAAAAGTTTTTAGACGAAAATTCTGCTTTAAAAGATGCTAAGGGTTATCATAAATCTTTATATACAGCAATGAATGCGGACGCTGTTGCAAAACACTTTTATGAACAAGGAAAAGCTGATGCTATGAAAAATAGTATTGCTAAAGCCAAAAACGTAGATATGGCGCCAAGACAAAGTCATGGAGCTGTTGAAGCGGGTGGTTTAAAAGTTAAAGTGTTAGGGCAAGATTCTTCTGATTTTAAGTTTAAAATTAAAAACAACAAATTTAAAAAATAATTAAAAATTAAAAATTATGGCAATTACTGCAGGAGGTGATTTAAATAGTGTTCCAAGTTCA